GCTATGATCTTTGTGACAAATGTATAGGAGAATTACTTGATTGGCTGCGTAATGAACAAAACGACGAAGGAGCTGAGAAATGATTGAACAGAGGAAGAGACAGAAGACAGGTAAAGCTGGATAGCCAGCAACACTATAAGGAGTTGGAAGAAGGTCATGATGCGAAGGCAAGTGAGAGATTCCATACACCAGCTTATCAGAGTTATTCGGTAGAGGATTACTTGCGGAAGATGGGAGTAGACATAACGAAGGGAGTAGATGCCGGTGGAGCAGAGACTGGAAGAAAACAATATCAAGAATGAGAATAACCGGAAGAAAGAATATCTGAGAGGATACAGATCCAGTAGAAGACGTATCAATCGTATTGATGATGAAATTATTGAACTGAAAGAACTGGCTGCATCAGTGAAAGCAATTGATTATTCAGGTATGCCGCATGGTAGTGGAAAACAGAAGGATCTATCTGATGAGCTGGCAAGAATTGATTCGTTAGTAGAGAAGCTTGGTATTGAAAAGGAAAGCTGTATTGAATCATATGTTTCTATCGAAAAGCAGATCAAAAAGATAAAGAATGAAGATGAGAACGACGTACTGTTCTATCGGTACATAAAAGGATTGCGCTGGTGGGAAATAGCAGAAAAGATGGATTGTTCTGAAAGATGGATTCACAAATTGCATGGTAAGGCATTAGGACATTTGAAATATCCTGAATAGTTCATTGTAGTTCAGTATGAAGGTGTGATTTAATTAAAATGAGCTTGAGGCAGAAAGCTGATAGCTCATAAAAAATACAAAACAAAAAAGAGCCGGGTAGCTAGTCCGACTCTTTTGTCTCTTATAATCCTCGGATAATTGCAAAGATCAAAGCAGCTAATGCAATACTAAAAAGTTTAGGATTACATTTGGCAAGCTTTGTTTGTATGTACATTGCGATGTTGATCCAATATACACCAAGAATAAACAAGAGAAAATCTGCATTAAGCACCAACTTTAGAAATTTCATACGATTTCCTCCAAGTTTTCTATTTTGGACTTACACTAAACGAAAGGGTTTAATCGCCAAGAAAAAATGGATGGTGCTTTTTGCAAATTGGAATTAACACTAAAGAAGAAATCAAGAAATCATAAAGTTGGTGCTTAACTAATTACGATGCTTATATTCCGTGAATATGAGCTGTTGCTTTCATTAAAATTGATGATTGTCATTTGATTTTCCTCCTTTAAGATGTAATATGATTCCGAAATTATTATATCAATAAAAGAAGTATTTGACAAGAAAATATAATTGTGATGGCACCCTCCGGGGTGCTTTTCTAATGCAATAATAAACCAGAATTGAAGGTGGTGAAGTGGCAGGCTATGAAAACATAAGAGACGCAAATAACAATCGAACTCCGGAGGAACGCCGGGAATTAGCAAAAATAGCAGGAAAAGCAAGTGGACAGGCAAGACGCAGGAAGGCAAACTTCCAGAAGACGTTGAACCTGCTGCTTACTGCAGAAATAGATAACGAAGAATGGAAGCCGATTTTAGAGTCACTCGGAGTTGAGTGTACTCTGGAATCGGCTCTTCTTATGGCTCAGATTAAGGCTGCATTGGATGGGGATACACAGGCTGCGAAGTTCGTAGCGCAGTATTCTGGACAGAGCAATAGAACAGAGGAAGATCTGGAGAATAAGAAAGCTGAAACAGAGCTTATCAAAGCGAGAAAAGAATCTATCACAGGCGAAAATGAGAATAACGATGCGCTTGATCGTCTGGATCAGATATTAAAAGAGGTGCGGGACAATGCGTTTAAGCAAGAAACAGAATGAATATATTGTGAACGCAACTCATAGATGGAACATTAAATCAGGGGCAGTTCGTTCCGGAAAGTCTTATGTGGATACAGCTTTTGTGATTCCATTCCGTATTCGAGAGAGGACTGGCAAGCCGGGACTAAATGTTATCCTTGGTGTGTCTAAGGAATCAATTGAACGAAACGTACTGCAGCCAATGCGTGAGATTTATACAGAGGAACTGATCGGGCAGATCAATAACCGGAATATAGCAATGATCTGTGGTGAAGAAGTATATTGCCTGGGGGCAGAGAAAGTCAGTCAGGTAGCGAAGATACAGGGAGCCAGCATAAAATATTGTTACGGTGATGAGATTGCCAAGTGGAACAAAGAAGTGTTCCAGATGTTGAAATCACGACTCGATAAGCCGTATTCGTGCTTTGATGGAGCTTGTAACCCAGAGCATCCAACACACTGGTTAAAGGAGTTTCTGGATAATGACGAACTGGATATCTATTTGCAGAGATACACAATCTTTGATAATCCGTTTCTTCCACAGGAATTTGTTGAGCAGCTGTGCAAAGAGTATGAAGGTACAATTTACTATGATCGTTTAATCCTTGGATTATGGAAGAGAGCAGAAGGAGCAATTTATAAACGCTTTGCAGATGATCCGGAGAAGTTCTGGTGTGAAGTATTGGAAGGACCTGCAGACAATCCGGAACATAAACAATTCCGGAAAAATGATATTGTATCGATAGAGATCGGACTTGACTTCGGAGGAAATCAGTCCGGTCATTCTTTTGTAGCCAGAGGATATACAGACGATTACAGAGACGTAATAGGAATTATGTCTAAGCGAGTCATGACAAAAGACCAGGAAAAAGACATAGACAGCAATATGCTGGATCAGCTGTTCTGTGATTTTGTTCAGGAGGTCATTGATAAATATGGTGTGATCGTCAAGCATGGTGATTATGTAGAGTACTGCAATGTGGAATCCGTTTACTACGATAATGCGGAGACGGTGCTTGGTAATTCCATCCGGAATGCAGTGGAAAAGAGGTTCCCGTGGATAATTGTAAGAAAAGCAAAGAAAGCATCCATTATTGACCGGATTCGCTGTACGATCCGATTGATGGGAGCTGGAAGGTTCTGGATTACAGAGGATTGCAAGTCCCTGCAGACAGCACTTTCGGATGCGGTATGGAATAAAGACGTGAAAGATAAAGATGAGCGTCTGGATGATGGTAGCACCGATATTGATAGCCTGGATGCATTTGAATATACAATTGAACGGGATATGCGAGATCTGATAGAAGAGGTGGAAGATGTTTGATGGATTAAAAAGACTATGGGAAAGGATAGTGAGCATGTTTAATTACACGACATTAAAAAATATAATTGGTAAAGATGTGGCACTGTCACAGGCCATGATCGATGCCATCAATGAATGGAAAAGAATGCTGGTCGGGAATGCAGAATGGTGTGACGATACAGTAGAATCTTTAAAATTGGAAGAAGGCATCTGCCGTGAGTTTGCAGATTCTGTTCTTGTTGAAATGGAAGCTAAGATCCTGAATCATGATAATATGGATAAAGTTCTCCAGAAAAGTCTATCTGATATGAACAAGAAGCTGCAGACCGGTCTTGCTCTTGGAGCAATGGTTCTCCGACCGCTTGGTCCGGACAAGACAGAATATGTCGCTGCAGATAAATTCATTCCGATTAGTTTTGATGATAACGGAGTCCCAAATGATATTGCTTTTCTAGTTGTAAAGTGTATTGGTGAAAATGACTATTACACCAGAGTAGAGAGACATTATTTCACAAATGGGAATCTGACCATTGAAAATAAATGTTATCATTCGCAGAGCAGAAGTGATATCGGGCAGAGATGCAACCTGGAAGCAGTCGCAGAATGGGCAAATATTCAACCTGGGCCAATTGTTTATACCGGTATGACAGAAATGGATTTTGGATATTATCAGAATCCAATTGAGAATAAGGTGGATAGTTCTTCATGTGGTGTATCAATATATGAGTCGGCAAAAGGATTGATAAAGAAAGCTGATGTACAGGCAGCACGTCTTGACTGGGAATATGATTCTGGAGAACGTGCGATTCATGTAGACCAGAGAGCGTTAAAGAATAAAGGCGGTAAGACTTACCTGCCAAGGCTGAAAAAGCGTCTTTACAAAGGAATGAACCTTGAAGATGGTAAAGATAAAGAACTTTACAAAGAGTATTCTCCTGCAATGAGAGATGAAGCATTTCGGAGGGGATTAGAGGAATACAAACGAGAGATTGAGTTCAATGTTGGTCTTGCTTACGGAGATCTGTCTGACGCACAGGAAGTGGATAAGACAGCCACGGAAGTGCTTGCATCAAAGACCAGAAAATACAATCGTGTTACTGCAATACAGGAGAAGCTTGAAGAATGTTTAAATGGATTTGTAAATGCGCTGGCTTTCTACAATGGTTCTTATATGTCTGGTGTGGAATTTACTTGCGAGTTCAATGATTCAATCTTGGCAGATGAAGAATCAGAAAGGCAGCAGGACAGGCAAGACGTAAGTATGGGTGTTATGAGTCTGGTTGAATATCGCATGAAATGGTACAACGAGGACGAAGCGACCGCGAAGTCAAAAATCCCGGAACAGAATCAGGTGATGGAGTAAGATGCGAGATGATTATAAGAATAAGATGGCCAGTAAGATTGCCGCCAGATACCAGGATCTGGAAGAACGAATCATGCAAGACATTGTTAGGAGAATCGTTAAGACTGGTGAGATTACTAGTACTGCAGATTGGCAGATTAATCGGTTACGGATCCTGGGACATTCTTCAGAGGATATCGAACGTGAGATAAAGAAGACGCTCAATGCTTCCTATCCGGAAATGTTTGAGCTGTACGATAAGGTAATCGAAAAGGAATATGTTCGAGATAAGGATGTATATGAGCAGATCAATGCAGAATATATACCGTATGATCAGAACGAGCAGCTTAATCAGATCACAGAAGCAATTATCGATCAGAGTTGTGAAGATTTGGAGAATGTAACCAATTCGCTTGGATTCTATTTGGATTATGGAAATGATAGGAAGGTACTGACACCACTTGCTCAGGTGTATTCCGGATATCTGGATGCAGCATGCTACGATATTGTAACTGGTGCATTTGATTATAACGATGTCCTGAGACGAGTAGTTACACAGCTCGCGAACAGCGGACTTCGGAAGATTGATTATGCTTCAGGGAGAGCCGATCGGGTGGATGTGGCTGCAAGGAGAGCGGTAATGACTGCAGTCAGTCAGATTACCGGAAAGATATCTGAGTACAACGCACAGAAGCTTGGTACAGAGTATTTTGAGGTGGAGTGGCATGCCGGAGCACGTCCGACACATGCAGTATGGCAAGGGCGTGTCTGGTCAAAGCAACAGTTGTATTCAGTATGCGGTCTGGGGACAGTTACAGGACTTCTTGGAGTAAACTGCTATCATACATAGTATCCATTCTTTCCGGGACTATCCGAACGTAACTGGTCGGATGAATGGCTGGATGCCAAGAATTTGGAAGAGAGTGAACCGAAGAACTTTGGGGATAAGGAATATACCTTGTATGAAGCCAAACAAAAGCAACGTCAGATGGAATTGGCGATGCGGGCGCAAAGAGAAAAGGTTCGACTGCTCCAGAAAGGCAAGGCTGATCCGGATGAAATTCTGTTGCATAAATCAAAGTATCAAGGACAGTTAAATGAATATTCCAGATTTTGCCGGAAAATGAAGCTTACGGAAGAACGTGAGCGTATTTATCTGGACATGAAAGGGCGAGTGGCAACAAATAGCAAACGACAGAATGCATTGTTCCCACCGGAAATGATTAAGAATGCTTCGAAAGATGCAACTCAGTATAAGCGGTATAAAGAAGTTCTGGGAGATTCTGTTGGTTCACTTGTTAATTTCGGCCAGATGAAATATAATGATAGTGAGAAATGGAAAATTATCAGTGAAGTATATACAGATGTAAAATGGCAGAGTCAAGCACTGAAGAAGAAACAAATAGGAGAAATACATTCTATCCCGTATAAAGGTACTCCGAATAGTGTGTTTGATAATTTCAAAGATGGTGCCTTGCAGAGACGTAGATATTACGGAAATGATGGAAGGCCAAGATTAGACATAGATATGACGGATCACGGAAATTCAAAAGAACATCCGATTGTACCACATTATCATAACTGGTATCTTGATGAAAAAGGTAACTTGAAACGTGAAGCAAAGCACGATAAGCCACTTAAATTAGGGCATGAAATTGCCAATAAAGATATTCTCGAGAAGAGGTGAATGAAATGATTGAGTATAAAGATTATGCAAAATTTGAGAACTTGTCTGAGCTGTCAGAAGCTATAGAGATAGGATTAGATATCGAGTTTATTCTTTATGGAGAAAGATATAATATTTCGTGGAGAGATGATGAGCCGTTTATATGCAGGTGTCCAGAAGGTGAGACTAATTTCTATACAGATGCCAAGGCAATGCTTGATAAACATAAAATAAATGATAAACAGTTAAAGGAATTATGGAATGACATGAAAGTATTATCCATGTAGCTACCACCAGTCGAAAAGGCCGGTGGTATTTTTATACGCAATTTTAGGAGGTGATCCACTTATCTCCCTTTGAGACGCAGGGTTATGTGTCTTATTTTTATGCCCTGCCATAAGGCTATAAACTGGACAATTACCCGGCCGGAGGTTTAACCGGCTATATCCAATACCGCTGAAAGAGCTGTCAATAAAATATTTCAGGAGGAATGTAACTATGAAAAATATTTATGAGATTTTGAAAGAGTATGGTATGGAAGTCCCGGCAGATAAAAAAGCGGATTTCGATAAGGCTTGGAAAGAAAATTATCGTACTAAAAGCGAGTATGATAATGCAGTTTCGCAGAGGGACAACTATAAGGCCTCTCTGGATGATGTGAATGCCAAGCTGAAGGAGTTTGAAGGTGTCGATGTAAAAGATCTGCAGGGGCAGATCACAAAGCTTCAGGGAGATCTGAAAGCAAAAGATGATGAATACGCAGCGAAAGAGGCAGATCGTGTATTCATGGATTCTATCAAAGAAGCAGTCAAGACTGCCGGTGGAAGAAATGAAAAGGCTGTTATCGCGATGCTGGATATTGATGCTCTGAAAGAATCCAAAAATCAGTCCGATGATATCAAGAAGGCTCTGGAAGACGTGAAGAAGTCTGACGGATATCTGTTCGGAGCAAATGAACCAATTAACAATGCAGTAGGTGGAACCAAGATTAATGGCGGAGCGGATCCGGGAGCAGATGATGTTTCAGCTATCCGCGCTGCTATGGGACTGCCGGAAAAGAAATAAGGAAAGAGGTAGAAAGATATGGCGAATGCAATTACATTAAGAAAAACATATTCCACACTTCTGGATGAGGCATACAAGTTAGCATCATTAACAGCAGTGCTGGATGGACCGAATGATTTAGCTCAGGAGGGCGCAAATGCGAATGAAATCTTAATCCCGAAGATGTCTATGAGCGGATTAGCAGATTATGATAAGCAGACAGGCTATGCCTTAGGAGATGTAACGCTTGATTACGAAACAAAGAAGTGTGACTATGATCGAGGTCGTATGTTCACTGTAGATGCAATGGATAATATTGAATCTGCAGGTATCGCGTTTGGACGTCTGTCCGGTGAGTTCTTACGCACACAGGTAGTGCCGGAATTGGATACATGGAGACTTGCGAGGTATGCTGGATATGCATCAGGAAACAATGTTGTTACAGGAGCGATTGCTGATGGAAAAGCAGGTATTGCGGCAATTCGTGCGGGCAAGACTGCAATTAAGAATGCGGAGGCTAAAACAGAGACTTGCTACCTGTTTATTTCGACAACGCTGAAAGGAATGATTGATGACCTTGACACAACGGCATCAAAGAAGGCGATGGAAGATTGGGCAGGAGTAATTGAAGTACCAGCAAGCAGATTCTTTGACAAAATCACACTGACGAAAACGGGTGCAGGTGGATTTGCAACCACGGGAGGAAAAGCAATTGATTTCTTGATTGTGGACAAAAACGCAGCAATTCAGTATCAGAAACATACAGTTTCGAAGATTATCACTCCGGAGCAGAACCAGACAGCTGATGCATGGAAGTTCGGTTACAGAACAGTTGGTATTGCAGAAGCGAAGGACAATAAGAAAGTAGCAATCTATGTTCACAAAGCCGGAGAGTAAGGAGTGATGTCATGAATGTGACATACGAGTATTACAAGGATTCTTTTGGCGGTTCTCTGATTCCGGAGAACCGCTGGATTTCCTTGGAATTAAAAATGAGTGCAAGACTTAACCAGTATACATTTGATCGAATGAAAGAAGACAACTGGCCGGTACAGGCAAAAACAGCACTTTGTGAAATGTGCGATTGCGCATATAGGTATGATCGGCGCGATGGAAAGACTTCAGAAAATAACGATGGATATTCAGTATCATATGATATGAATAAAACATTGAATGTGATGTTATATGAAATCGCAGAAGTATATTTGATCAATACAGGATTATTGAGTTTGGCGGTGGATGATGATGTTAACGAATGCAACGATAACTGTTTATAACCGTGGGTACGATCCACTCACCCGTTTCGATACCTGGCATAGAACCGTTATTGAGAATGTTCACGTATATGTTGATCACAAAGCATCCGTTGGCGATTCCGGACTAAACAGTGCAGAAGTATATAAGATCCGTATTCCTGCAGATGTGGAGAATGCGGATCAGTATCTTCCACCGGAGGAATATGCGAAGCTGGAAGATCCGGAAGAACACTGGACCATTCAGACAGATGATCAGATTGTACTCGGCGAGTATAATCAGGAAATTGAGAAGCCGGCTGATCTGAAAGATGTACGATTGAGGCACTGCAAAGTGTTGTCCTGGTCAGATAATCGCTTTGGCGGATTGCCACATTGGAAGATTGAAGGTGAGTAAATGGCACAGAAAAAAGAATTTCGAATCACGACACCAAGAGGCAGCGTATTCACATCAAGAGATGAAAACGGTAGCGTGACCGCAAAGATTGAGTGGGCACCGGGATTTGCCGCACGGAAGGCAGAAAGCTTTTCAAAAGCGCAACAATTTGTTGATTCAGAGTGCCTGCGATATATGAATCCACTTACACCGAGACGCACAGGTATGACGATCAAATCGGCAACGCTTGGTACAGTAATCGGATCCGGTTCCATTGAGTATCTGACACCTTATGCCCGTCGGCAGTATTATGAACATAAAACAAAAGCAAGATGGTTCGAAACGATGAAGGCGAGCCATAAGGAAAAGATTAAAGAAGGAGCTGAGAAACTTGCAGGACAGTAAAAAACCGATTATTCAGAGCATTCGTGACTATGTGCTGTTGAATCCGGATATTGACGATCGGAAGATTAACATTAATTATCTTGGAAATGGGATGGAGTATTCCATTGATCCGATTGGTGCGGATCCGAATTACAAGAAGTATGTGGATGGCGGAGGTCTGAAACAGTTTCAATTCGCATTCACAAGCAAGGAAGCATATGACGGCGATGCAAGAACCGGGATTGCCAACAGTGGTTTTTATCAGGCTTTTGAGGAATGGGTTGAGAAAAATAATATGAATGATATTCTCCCAGAGCTGGACGAGCACAAAGCTGTTAAAGTTGAAGTGTTGCAGTCCGGCTTTTTGTTTAGCACAGAAGCTGATCTGGGACGGTATCAGATGATTTGCAGATTGATATATGAACAGGAGGTATAGAAATGTCAGGAGATAATAAAAAGAGATTAGTAGGTAGACATAAGCGTGTTGCGTTTATGGATGTTACAGGTGACGGTAAGACATTTGCCAGAATGACGGGATTCACATCAATGTCAGATGGGAAAAATTCTACCGAATACAGCAGGCAGTATGTGGATGAAGAAAGTGAACGTTCAGATGTGGTAGGGTACGCTCCATCTATGGATTACGAATTTGATTTACATACAAATGATGCGGTGCTGAAAAGGCTTGCGACGATTACAGATGATGAACTTCTGGGATCGGATGCACAGGTGAACATTGTAATGGTGGATCTGTTTGAGGTTAAGACAGAAGATCCGAATACCTGCACCGCAAGAAAACGTGACTGGAGCGTGATTCCGGATACGGAAGGTGATGGAACGGATGCACTGATCTACAAAGGAAGCTTTAAAGCAGCCGGAAAGATTACAAAAGGAACTGCCACAACTACAGATGACTGGCAGACATGTACATTTGCGGAATAAAGAAAGATAGGAGAGTGAGCTGATGAGCCTTTTTAAATTTGGAGATTTTGAAGCGGAAGTGGATTTTACAGATGCTGATTTTTTGACGGACTTGGAATATGCACAAGAGAAGCTGTCGGAAGATGTAGCTAAAGTTCCAAAGACAGGGAAAACAGCAGAATTGTTTAGAGCTCAGTGTCAGTGCTATTTTAACTTTTTCGATTATCTTTTCGGGGAAGGAACGCATGAAGCTATGTTCCAAGGGAGAACAAGTTATAAATTATGTATAGAAGCAGGAGAGAAACTTTCAGAATGTGAAAATACTCAGACAGAAGAGTTCTTCGAAAAATATGATCGATATAACGTGCAGGAACATGGAAACAGACAGCAGAGACGTTATTACAACAAACAGCAGGGAAAGAAAAAGAAGCAGCATTACAAAGGGTAAAATGTTATGAATATTTTATTCGAAGAATTTCCGAAAACAGTCAGAGTAAATGAAGAAAGATTCTTAGTTGAAACCGATTTTAGAGAATGGATCCGTTTTATACAATTGATTGATGATGCCAAAGTCCCTTGGCAAATTAAGTGCCGACTGTTGTTGCAGTGGTACATAGATGGGATTCCGGATGATCTGGAAACAGCAGTTTATGCATTGGGTGATTTTCTGGCAATGAAAACAGAAAACGCAGAAGAGGATGAGAGTATTACCGGATCTGCACCGAAGCAATTGTATTCTTTTGAACAAGATGCAGAGTGTATTTACAGTGCATTCCGAGAGGTGTATGGAATTAATCTGCAGACGATTCCGTATATGCACTGGTGGGAGTTCCAGACATTGTTTGCTGGCCTTCCGGAAAAGACAGAGATCAAACAGAGAATTATGTACCGGAGCATAGATCTCCGGACAATTAAAGATAAGGACGAGCGTAAGAGAATTAAAAAGATACAGGAGATAGTTGCGCTGAAAAAGAAGAATCGGAGAAAAATGACAGATTATGAGATTGGAGAAATGTTTGCGTGATGGAGCATATGATTAAGATCCCGACAGAAAGAAAGTGGTTCCGGTGTCCTTATTGCGGTAAGAAGTTATTAATATGCGATAATACAGCCAAATGTGATGGGGTATATATTAACTGTCGGGAGTGTAAAAGAGAAGTAAAAATAAAGATATAAAGCACATGTGAGCCGTTGAGCCGTGCTATCAGAAAGGATGATAGTATGGCAGACGGCTATTTAAATTTTGATACCAAGATAAATGAAAAGGGATTTAATGACGGTATAAGTAAGCTTGGAAAACTTGGAAAATCTGGATTATCTATTGTAAGCAAAGCAATGACCGGGACGATTGCAGCAGTCGGAACAGGAGCTGCGGCAATTATAAAATCGTCGCTCGGCGTAGTTGCCAACATGGAGCAACAGGTAGGTGGTGTAGAGACTCTATTCAAGGACAGTGCGAATACGGTCATAGCAAACGCAAATAAAGCATACAAGACTGCGGGAATGTCCGCAAACAATTACATGGAAACAGTGACAAGCTTTTCAGCATCATTGTTGCAGAGCCTAGGAGGAGATACTGCGAAAGCGGCATCTTACGCAGATCGGGCTATTGTGGATATGTCTGATAATGCGAATAAGATGGGGACGAACATGCGTGACATCCAGAACGCTTATCAGGGTTTTGCAAAACAGAACTATACTATGCTTGATAACTTAAAGCTTGGTTATGGCGGTACTCAGGAAGAGATGAAACGTCTCATTTCTGATGCGTCAAAGATGACCGATGTCCAGAAAGAACTCGGTGTTACAGTCGATGCAAGTAGCTTATCCTTCGGAAATATTGTAAATGCTATTAGTGTTGTCCAAAAGCAGATGGGAATCACTGGGACTACTTCGAAAGAAGCAGCGACTACAATTGAAGGTTCTGTGAATTCTGCCAAAGCAGCTTGGGAAAACTTTGAAGCTGGAGTTATAAGTGCAAATGACCTTGTAGAGACATTCTGGACTGCAGCGCAGAATATTTTTACAAATTTAGGACAGATCATCCCAAGATTAGGAAAAACGGGGATGGATGTTGTCAGCGCACTTGCCGGGAAAATCGGCGGCGCTGTTCCACAAGTAAAAGGTTTTACTGATAGTATTTCCAAATTAGCCAATGGGCTAAATGGGATGAACAGTGATCAACTGTTAAATCTTGGAAAGATGGCAGTTGTAATTGCCGGATCAGCTCCGGCGTTGTCCATATTTGGAAAAGGAATTGAAAATGTAAAAACTGCAACTGATGGATTTAACGACATTGTTGATGGAGTTGTCACATCTATAGGAAAAGTACCTAAAGGGGCAAAGAGTGCCAGTGCCACGTTTAAAAAGATAGGTGGTGAGTTCAAATATCTCGGTGAAAGCATCGCGCTTCCATTCCAGGATCTGGGAGAAAAAATAGCTCCCCGACTGAAAGATCTTGGTGGATTTATGGCTGAGTCCTGGACAAATGGTCCGGGAGGAAAGATTACTGGAGCTGTAACTGATACTGTTAAAAAGATAGGTGGAGCTATTGGACAAATTGGTCCTAAGCTTGCTGAAAAGTTCCCTGGAATAACAAAGAAATTTGCAGAGCTTGGCACAAAGATGTCAGCCGTTTCAGCGAAGATTTCCAAAGTTCTGGGAAAAGTCGGAACAAAGATATCCGAATACGCCGGCTTTATCGGGGATGCGTTTACACCGATTTTATCAAGAGTAGCGTCCTTTGCGCCAACATTTTTCAAGTTGATCAATATTGGTGCAGGAGCAGCTATTATCGTAGCCGGTATGGGGTTGATTTACAGTCGGTTTGGTACACAGATTGATCAGTTGCTATTACTCGCACAGACCAAAGGACCGGAAGTAATCACGAACTTTACTAATGGCATTACTGCAGCATTACCTGGATTGGTTGCCCAGGGTGCAACGCTGATCATGGGAATTCTTAATGCGATTACGGTGAACCTGCCGGCATTGATTACTGCCGGAGTAAGCATTATATCCACATTGGCGAGCAGTCTGGCAGCACAATTACCGCAATTGATACCATGTGCAGTGCAGATGATACTGACATTGGTCACATCATTGATAAGCAATCTTCCACAATTAATTGCTTCGGGACTTAACTTAATGAAAGGCCTCGCAAGTGGAATTGCAAATTCAATCCCATTGGTGGCAGCGAAGGCACCAGTGATTATTGGAAAGCTTGCATCGACTATCATAACGAATCTTCCAAAGATTCTGACCGCAGGAGTGCAGATCATAAGTAAACTCGCTGTTGGACTAGTGCAGGGAATACCGGCATTGATCGGAAAGATTCCAAGCATGGTAAGCCAGATTAAAAATGCATTTACCAGTGTGAACTGGGGCAGTGTTGGAATGAATATTATAAAGGGCATTGCCAGTGGATTAACCGGTGCAGCCGGTGCAATCGTAGAAGCGGCGAAAAGTGCAGCAAACAAAGCATTAGATGCGGCAAAGAGTGCTCTTGGAATCCATTCGCCATCCAGAGTATTCCGTGATCAGGTAGGTAAGATGATGGCTCTTGGTATGGGAATTGGATTTGAGAAGAACATTCCGATCAAGTCCATGAATGTAGGAGTACAGAGAGCAGTATCTGGATTACAGAAATCTGTAGATCTTGCATTATCGGCGAGAACTGCAGACAAGACAATCGGAAGAGTAAAGAATTATCCGGGATTCGATGGAGGAAAAGATATCGATTATGACCGGTTAGAAAAAATCCAGATGCGAGCTGCAGAAAAAATGGCGAAACGTCCAATCTATCTGGGAACAAAGAGAATTGATGAGCCATTACCGAAAGGAGCGGTGCCGGTATTATGATAAAGGCATATTATAAGAACAGCAAGGGAGAGGTGCTTTGGTTGACCAGGGCACCTTTTCGCACAATAGATGCGGACTGGTTTGACAGTACATGGGAAGAGACAGAGGATGGTTATGAAAAGGTAATTACCTTGGACGTATTTGGAAAGAGAGAAGAGTTCACGCAGAACATGGAAACGCTGTATAGAATCATCTCTGTGGATGCTGAAACAGGGAATTACGGACGCTTGTATGTGAATGATACATTTTTACCTTGTCAAATATATAAGACCAAGAAAACAGGATGGAAAGGGTATGTGTATACGGAAGTTGAGCTTACGTTTCTGGCACCGGAGTTATCCTGGATCACAATCCTGGAAAAAAGATTTTTTTCACAGAGGGAATCGGATTCAGACAATGGATTAGATTTTCCGGTTGACTTTTCATTCGATTTTTTTAATGAAAAAAGAGGATCCAGTTCATTTGATATTAATCATATTATTCCGTCGGATTTTGAAATGATTATTTATGGACCGTGCGTTAATCCTAAAGTGCTCATTAATAGATATCCTTATGAAATTCTAACTACATTGGAAAGTAATGAATATCTTGTTCTTAACACGGCAGAGCAGACGATTACGAAGTACTTATCTAATGGAACGACAGAAAATCTGTTTAATCTCCGGGGGTATGATTATTCGGTATTTGAAAAAATCCCTTCCGGATTAATATCAGTAAGTTGGAGTGGAGAATTCGGAATAGATCTGTATGTGTTCTTAAAACGGAAGGAGGCAGCATGGTAATTCTGGCAACGAGAAATAGAGAGATAGGGAGCAACCCATTATTGGATGTGAACTGTGCATTTGACGCAAATAAAGAACGAGAATTTTCCGTTAAGATTGCAAGATGTAACTGGACGAAAGATATGACGTTTGGGAATCTGGTGTATGTGCCAGATACAGAGTTTGGCGGGATCATCGAAGATGTTCTAACAGATACAACTCTTGATTACGTGGAATTGAAGGGCTATACATGGCGTGGACGCATGGAAATGAAAGTGATAGAACCGCCATCTGGAAGTGATTACAAGACGGTATCAGGAGAATTGAATACGATTCTTAAAAAGTTGATTGAACCGGAATTTGGAGGATTATATGTCGTATCAGGGGAAAGCACCGGGGTGACCGTAAGCAATTATCAGTTTGACCGGTACTGCACATTGTTAGATGGAATTACCAAGATGCTGAAATCCGTTGGGCATAGATTGGATATTCAACACAAGCGAGAGCAAGGAGTTCCCGGATACATTCTGATCAGAGCCGTACCGATCGTGGATTACTCTGATGAGATTGAACTGTCAAGAGACTCAGGACTTAATTACACGATGGAAGATAAAAGAAATGGAGTAAATCACTTGATTGTGACCGGCAAAGGGGAATTACAGGATCGAAATGTGTTTCATCTGTATGCCTGGCCAGATGGATCCATCAGAAAAACACAGTACTACAAGGGACTGGATGAGATAGTGGAGGTCTATGAAAATACTTCCACAGAAAACGACGAGTTGGAAAACCAAAGTAGAAAAAAGTTGCAAGAAGTGTGTAGTAAAAAGACGTTCGGTATGGATGTAGCAAAGTTGGGTATCGATGTTGGAATCGGAGATATCGTTGGTGGTAGAGACTATTTAACAGGCATGTACGGAACGAAACCTGTGGAGAATATAATCTACAGCGTCACATCCGGGATTGTGTCGAAAGAATACGAACTGGAAGGAGAAAATGATAATGGAGATAGTTAGTGGAAGAACTGGGAAAGCACATGTTACTAGCCAACAGTTTCGACAATTTATAGGTGGAGTAGTTGGGCAGGGAAGTTGCATTCTCGATTCAGGCGAAAATCTGGAACCAGAGCTAAGTTCAAACAACTTGTTAAAGATTCGAAGTGGAATGATGGCGCATCACGGAAATATTTCCAGCGTAAAACTAGGAACTTACGATGAAGTGACACTGACTAATGGAAGTCAGGGGATGAAACGTGTAGATTTGGTTGTAAACAGATATACAAGAAATGCTAAAACAGAGGTAGAAACAAACGAGTGGATCGTTATTGTCGGCACGCCAGATACAGATAATCCATCCATCCCAGAGTATACGGTAGGAAATTTGCAAAAAGGTGATTTGGTTGATGATTGTCCGGTGTTTGCAATACACTATGATGGAATCAATGTCGTGAAAGTAGAAAAATTATTAGAAATCATTCAAACAAATAAGGATTTGTCCAAGTTATTGGATTATGATCCAACCGAGAAAACGTATTTCGAAAACGGGTGGACCATGAA